ATGGGCGGCATTAAGCGCGGCCCAAGTGGGATTCTAGCGTCGTCTTCCGAACTAATGCAGGCTGCTGCACCTCGGCCCATGGCTCCACCACCTATGATGCCAAGGCCAATGGCCCCACCACAGGCTACAATGCCCATGGGTCAAGCAGCGTTGCCACAGGTTCCAATGCAAACCACCGTTGCTCCGATGATGCAACAGCAACAACAAACTCCGGCTGTTCCAACAGTTCCACAACCTGCTTCTCCAAAAACTCCTATGAAGTTTAATGAGGCAGGCCCAGTAGACATTCGAAACCCTGCCAGTGCTTTTGTTACTACCGTTGAGGGGATAGGAACGGGACTCTTTGACATGTTGGTTAAAAAGTTTGGATCCGCAGAAAAAGCGGAAGAAGAGTCTGTGAAGAAAAGAGAAATAGTTGCATCTGCCCAAGCAGCTACTAACGATCCTAAGAAAGTTTCTGACGCTGTAATGGTTGCGGCGGAACTTCCTCCCACAAATGAAAGCAAAATAGATTTTGCACAGTCTGTTCTTGGCATTGATACTGACGATGTTGGAGAGATCGACGACGCAATCTTCAGAGTCCTGACATCTGATCCAAGCTTGTCTGGGCAGAAGCTACAACAGGCCGTGCTCCTTGGTTTAAACAATTTCAAACAGACAGCGGCGGCTAGGGCTGCGGCGGCATCGGGTAGTGGTAGCGGGTTTGAACCCATGCCAACGTATATAGAAGCCCTGCCAAAAATGATTCAAAGTATTATGTCTAATGACCCTGGTATCAGTATGGAGGAAGCATCGGCTCAAGCTCAGAAGGTTCTTGATCCTTTGTACGGTAGAACAGGCGGCGGTGCTCCTAAAATGGAGTTAACAGACGAACAACAAGCTTTGGTTGAACAAGCAAGAGACGCTGTAGAAAATCAGGGTAGAGATCCTGAAGTGGTACGAAAAATGTTAACAGATATGGGTATACCATCAGGAGCATTGTAATGGCTGAAAATCCTTTTTTAGCGGCTCCTAAAGTTTCTTCGACAGCGGGTGAAAATCCTTTTTTAACGGCTCCTAAAGTTTCTTCCTCGTCAGATTCTGAAAGAACCTTTGATATCAAAGGACTCTCAGATCGCGGCGATACGCTTATCGGAGACACAGGTATAGGTTTTGTGGACGCAATCACAGGAGCAATAGGCAGGACTGGCTATGCAATTGCCGACAACATCATCGGGTTTGATGATGGGGTTGATACTTTTGGTGAGCGTCTTGGCTCTGGTCTTAGAGAAACAGGGGAGGGCGTAGGTTCTGGTGCGATTAAAGCTGCCGAAGGTATTGGAACCACCGTAGCATTAGTCCCTGATATTGCGCTAGGAACCGAATACGGTGACGCTATTACCGAAGGTTCTGAGGCACTTAGAGATGCGCTTGGTTTAGACCCAGAAGGTATTGCAGGCAAAGGCGCAGAAATTATTACACAGTTTGTTGCACCTGGTGGACTTGCCGCAAAACTTGTTAGCAGAGCGGCTAAAATTGATCGTGCTAAAAAAGGTTTGGCAAATGTACCCCTGTCTACAAAGGAACGCTTTGGCCTTGCTGCTAAAGAAATAATGGCAGCGGGACTCGCAGATGGTTTTGTATCTACAGACAACATGACGACCTTGGGCGACTGGGCAGAAATGGGTTACACACAAACCGAAGATTTAATCGGACTCCGTGGTCAAGAACGTGCCCTTGCTCGGCTCTTTAATAAAGCAAAGTTTGGGGCGGAAGCCACGCTCCTTGGTGGTGTGGCGCAAGGCGCATTGATGGGAGCAGGAAAAACAGTTGGTCAAGCAATCAAAAGCCCTAGAGGACAAGCTACAGCCTCCGCATTGAAAGCTCGGATAGATCGAGCAGCGGATAACGCAGACAAACTATTGTACCAACGCATGATGAATCCTGATGACCTGACTGCTTTGCAACGGTTTAAAGCTGATGCTATTGCTATGGCTACCCCCAAAGGCTACCTACCAGAATCCGCATCAGAATCCAGATTTGCCATTGATTCTAAAACAAATGCTGCAACTAAAGCAGAAGAATTTATGCGTAAAGAGTATGATACAGAACTTAACAAGCTATTCAAAGAGGTTCCTCCAAGCGAGTTAGAGGGCAACCTTGAAAGACTTGAGCTTCTAAATCGGGGTCATGCATACTTAACGGAAAAGAACGTAGAGATTGCTGATGGTATTTTAAAACAAATGCCTGGTACGTTACGTCCTAGTCTTAGAAAATACAAAGAAAAAATTAGCAAGTTAAGTGATCAAGTTGGTGACTCTAAGTTTTTAAAAAACAATAAGATAACGACAAAAGATGGACGTACACTAAAACAGGTCATTGAGGATAATGACGGTGGTTATCTACGTCGAAGCTATCGTATCTTTGAAGACGAAAAGTATGTGCCAACACAAGAATCTATTGAAGCTGCGGATGCATTTTTTAGAGGAAACAAAAAGTTCACAGAAAAAACGCTGACTGAAATAGCACGTAAAGACGTTAACGAAAGGTTGTTGCCTCAAGAGTTTCTGACAAGAAACGGATTGAAAAAAGAGAATACTCCTGAAGGTCCAGTGATAACTGTACCAGACAAGATTACCCCTGACGCGGCAAAGAAAGCGCGGGAAGGTTTTCTCGCGGACAAACAATTAAAATCTCGTGAGTCGTACAAAGGTGGTCGCATTGCCAGAGATAAACTGGATACAGGTATGCTTGTATCTAGGGAAAAGATTCCTGAAACTTTGAGAGCTTTGATGGGTGAGACAGGATCCAAGGTTGTTAAGACCGATAAAGGCTTCAAAGTTTACCACGACTTTAGAGACTCGGCCCTTCGAACCATTGCTGATATGTCTCAGTTTGTTGCAGTAGATGATTTCTTTGGTCAGATGGCTAGATTAGCAGATCAAAAGACAGGGTTACTCAAAGACCTTATAATCAAGGGCGAAGGTCTAAGTCCGGCGCAAAGACAGAGTTTAGTTGACAGTGGATACGTGCGTCTTGGTGGAGACAAGACGGACTTCGGGGCATTGAGTACACCTGTCACTAAAAAGTCTGGTTCAAGTATTCCAAACGATGAAGAGATCCTGCTTGGCACATCTGGGTGGGGTAGCTTAAACGATCACTATGTGCCTCGACCCATGTACAACAACCTGACGAACTATATCATAGGCGAAGAAGATGGTGGAACTCAATTACTAAGAAGCACATGGAACTGGCTACTACGTGCAAAAGGTGTGTCTCAATACAGTAAGACAATTCTTTCACCCATCACACAGGTTCGTAACTTTACTACCGCTGCTGCCTTTGCTTTGGCTAACGGAAACGTCCCATTTGTAGGCCGTCATGGTAGCATCAAAGATGCGGCAAAACTTATTTACGGAAACCTTTTTACAAAAGGTGACGATGAGGTCATTGCCGAGTTGATGGATGCACAACAACGAGGGATGCTAGGAACAAATGCAGAGTTAAGAGAGATTCAAGACTCATTGCGTAAAGGCGTAGGGCTTACGGCTCGTGGACCTGAAAGCGGAATAGAGGCTTTGATTGCAGGTAGTCCTGCCCGTGAGAAGTTTGCAAAAAGTGCGGGTGGATTTTTTAAACCTTTGGAGAATATCTATCAAAGTTCAGACGACTTTTGGAAGCACTTCAACTACACCGCAGAACAAGGCCATCTCCGTAAAGCTTTAGAAGGAATAGACTTCAGCAATCCACAGCAAGCGGAACAAGCTATTGCCTATCTTACAAAGAATGGCACCGACATCTCAGAAGCAACTAGGTCTGCTATTAGCAAAGGTTCTTTTACAAAGGCTGACATTGATGAGATGATCAAGCATCGTGCGGCACAGATCGTGAGAGACACTGTACCAAACTATAACAAGGGTGCTACGGATCTTGTCCGACTTGGGCGTCGTTTACCTTTGGGTAACTTTATTACCTTCCCCGCTGAGATTTACAGAACAGGGATTAATATTGTAAGGCAGAGTTTAGATGACATGGCGTCAGACATTCCTGCTGTTCAGACTCGTGGTCGTAATCGTATGATAGGTTTCTTGGGAACCACAGTTGCTGCTCCTGTCGGTGCTCTTGAAATGGGCTATGCAATCTCTGGCGTTACGCAAGAGGAGATGGAAGCATACCAACGCTCGTTTGCTGCTCCATGGGAGAAGGGTTCTATCCTCATCCCATTAGGCAAAGAAGACGGCAAGATACAGTATATGAACTTCAGTACCTCTAACCCATATGACGGTCTGTATCGTTTTGCTGTTCGTGCAATGAACGAGTTTGAAGATGCAATCAAAGAGGGTCGTGGCCCTGGATCCACGTTTACAAACTCAGTTGGCGGAGCAGTCAGAGAAATCTTTGAGCCGTTTCTATCAGAAGCGATGTTGACGGAAGCTGTTACAGATGTTGTCTTTCGAGGTGGACGCACTGCTACAGGAGCAGAAATATATAACCCAGAAGACAGTGATGGTCTAAAGGGGTGGAAGATGATCACACACGTTCTGAACACCATGGTGCCAAGTGTGTCTCCTATAGATTTGAACGGAGAACCCGGAAGGTTTATTCGTGGTACGATTGGTAACGTAGCTCCTGGTGTTGTAAATCCAAAAGACAAGCTCGGCAGAGAACGTGAGCTTATGACAGAAGTTATCCGTGCATTTTCTGGAGTAACCCCGCAAGAGTTTGATCCGGCACGAGGACTTGAGTTTGGCGCATATCGTATGAATCAAGCACAGACCAATGCTAGAAGAATATTTAACCAAGTTACAGACGATGCTAATGCTACGGCAAGTTCATTAAAACGTGCATTTCAACGCGCAAACAACGCTAAGTTACGGGTCGATAGACAATACTATCAGATGATAGAAGATTTAAAAACCACTGGTATGACCAACCGTGACATCATGCGTGTTCTTAAAAAGAATAACATTGGTGGTTACAAGAACATTGTACGTGGTGAGTTCCAACCATTCCGAATCTCAAAGAAAAACATTCAAGAAATGCGGGATGCAGGTGTCTACCAACTATATCCTCGTGATGAGATTCGTCAGATACAACAAGAAATGAAAGGAATGTCGCTCAAGCCTGACACAGACTTGTCCGTCTCTCCTCGACCCTCGGTTCCTTCTGGCGAAAACCCTTTCTTACAGGCACCTAAACTTGCTCCAAAACAACCCACAGGAACAAACCCTTTCTTACAGGCACCTGAAAAACAAAGTAGTTTAATACAACAGCCCATGATCATGCCGACCCAAGCTCGTGCACCTGGGCCAGTGGATCCTGCATTGTTAGGTGATAACCCGGTAACCGCTGCGCTTAATGCACAGATTGCGAACCGTCGTGGGTAATATCTGGATCTTCTTCAACAGTCATCGTCACACCGACACCGCCAAATAGTTTAACCATCTCGTCACATAGGTGCTCGGCATCGTCCATGATTTCGTCATCACCTGTGTTGGCAGCAAGATTCAATGTCATGCCCACAAGTTCCATGAGATGTTTGACCTGCATTGGATGCATGTCCACAAGACCTACTGTTTTCATCTTTTCTGGTTTCATTCGATTTCTCCCCAATTATCTTTGAGTTCATCGTCTACTTTAGAGGGGACTCTCAAGACATCCGACAACCCATTTTCCATTATGTGCTTGATGTTGTGCGCTTGGTCGTCGCCCTCTACTGAGAAGCATAACTCATCGTGCACCGTAAGCATAGGCAAAAGTCCTTCTTTGTAGCAATCTGCCATAGCTTTTTTAGTTTGATCCGCAGCTGAACCTTGGATCAATTTGTTTAACGCCTTGTAAGTAAACGCTCTTTTCAATGGTTGACCGTATTCTTTCATGGCTTCTTCGTATGGTAGCGGTTTCTTGTATCCAAAGGATCGAGGCTCCCACAAATGGAAGCGACACCGTCTACCCAACAGGGTTCTAATCTGTCCTGTTTTCTCTGCTTGCTTAGACGCTAGTTCTGCAAGGTTCTTAACAAAAGGAACTTTCTCTCGGTGTGTCTCCAACAGTTCCCCTGCTTCGTCCGTAGGGATGTCCAGTTGCGCTGCTAGTTTACCTTTGCCCATGCCGTACATGATGCCCAAGTTTACCACTTTGGCTTCCGTGCGGCTTATTCCTGCAATATCAGCTACCATCTGGTGCAGATCCACGTCACCTGTGTGATACTCTTCAACAATCTTATCGACAATCGGGTGCTTGTACTCACCCTTCAAGCTTGCTGCGAAGTGCACCAGTAACCTTGGCTCTTGGCTTGAGTAGTCAAACGACCCCCACTTGCACCCTTGCTCTGGGATAAACAAGCCACGGATTAGTTTCTTGATCTCTTTATCTCGTGCCGGAATCTGCTGAAGGTTGGGGTTTGAACTAGAAAACCTACCTGTTACAGTGCCCCCGTCATCAGAACGCAACTGATGGAACTCGCAGTTGATCCGACCATTGTGCGAATGTTTTATGATTGTGTCGATGAACGTACTATCCGCCTTGTCAAATTCACGTAGCTTGACGATCATTTGTGCAATCGGGTGGGCATGTGCATTGAGATACTGTTTGGTGAATGACGGTGCCCCTGCTTCAGTCTTAGGGTACTTCAGTCCTAGCTCCTCAAACACCGCAGCTACAGACGCAGCCGCCCATGGTTCTATCTTGATCTTTGTCTGTCGGTGGATCTCTTCCCTCAGTTCTTTGCCCTTGGCTTTGAGTAAAGTCTTGGCTTGATCTGCCTTATCCAGATCCACACGTACACCTAGCTGACGCATGTCACACATCATAGGTATCAGGCTAGTTTCCAAATTCCAGATATTCCACAGGTCTTGCTTTTCCAATTCTATCTTCAGCCGCTCCCACAAACGCAGGGTCATGCCTGCATCCTGTTCAGCGTACCGTCCGACAAACTCAGGAGGCAACTTGTACATCTCAGCTTTGGGATCAAAGCCCCACTCCGCTGCGGCTACACGTAAGAGTTTCTCATCCTTGCGTTCATCGAGGTAGTCTCTGCCAAGATTGTTGAGGCTGTAAGACCAACGGTTCTCGTCCACCACCGCACCAGTAATCATGGTATCGATAATCCGACCCTGTACTTCTACACCCTCGGCACGTAGCCAACCCAGATCATACGTGGCGTTGTGCATGATCTTGTCTATGTTTGGTGTTGCCATCTGTTTCTTGAGCCACTTGAGCGCGATCCTCGCATCCATGTTGTGACCGTTCTCATGACGAATAGGAAAGTATCCTTCCCAGTCTCCGGCGGCTACGGCTATGCCTACGATGTAACCATCCTTGCGCACCCATCCAGGGCCAAGCGTAGTCAGGTTCGGGTCACATGTCTCAAGGTCAATGGCGATCTGCTTGTACCCTGTCAGGTCTGGAAACTCTGATGGAATATTCCATGTCAGTTCCTTGCCTTGGTTCATCTGCTTGGCAATGATGTAGTCTTTTTCAAACATCTCAGTTTGTTTCATTGTCAAACTCCGCACCCAGTGCACTGTATCCACACTTGTCGATCCACGAATCCTTGTGGTCGATAGTCTCCAACAGACGGCAAGTCTTTACCCAGTCCATCATCAACGCAACATGCTTGGCTGTGATTTTGCCATGGGTGTTCAGCGCATCAGTGACTATAACATTCCATCCCGTGGCTATCCTATCGAAGTTATCTTTCGCATCACCATAGTCCTTGGCTCTGCTACCATTGATCAGCTTCTTGGCTGTATCTAAATATTCATCTCTTTTCATATGTCATACCTGTATGATTTGTCGGACTCTATGAGATATAGATTTTCTTTTGCTCTTGTTATTGCCACATAGAATATCCGATGTTCGTCTTCAGGGTGTTTGCTCTCCACACAGTTTCTTGTGGAACCCAAATACACCGCTACGTTTGTATCCTCTCCTCCTTTCATGGCGTGGATCGTGGATAGTTTGATCCTTGGTTGCTGATAAATACTTTCTCCGCGCCGTTGTATGGAGCGAATATAAATCTTTTCCTGCTCAGATAGCTTAACGATATCCAACTCGGACGTAGTAATCGGGGCCAGTAGTCCGAACTCTTTGACCAGTGTATCATATGTAAGTAGTTCTTCGCTACCTGCTGCTTCAAGTAGTTTCATAGAACCACGCTTGACAACCGCATCCTTACCCGTCTTGGGCACGACTTCGTACATCTGCTTGACCCGTCCGACATACACACCCTTACCCGTGGTGATATCTTTCCACACAGACATGGCGTTAAGTTTCTTTTCCGAGATCGACCATCTCCCTTTCCGACTATAGAAGTAACCTGATTCCTCAAGGTGCTCGGCTATATCGTTCACAAAGCTATTGGTTCGAGCCATGATAGTCCACGACCCACCGTCCAATGGCAACTGCCACAGGCTACCCACCGTCGTGACTCTACCTTCTTCTTGCTTCGGAAAGAACTCTTTCTCCAGTCTACCTGGTATCTTCCTAGAGATACGCATAGAAAGCTCCCAGATGCTCCGTGGTAAGCGAAACGACCTGTTCAGCACCTCTATGTTATCTGAAGACTTAATGAACCTCTGAACGTCCACAGAAGTCCAACGGTGGATTGCCTGATCGTCATCCCCTGCAATCAATACCTCGTCGGCATACTCTGCCATCTTTTCCACCATCGTCCACTGCAACGGTGTCAGGTCTTGTGCCTCGTCCACAATCAACAGATCTAGATTCGGTGGTTCTACAATCTCAATGTACTTCAAGATCATGTCGGCAAAATCCAGACGGTTTGTCTTGGACTTGTACTCTTTAATCTGCTTGTCGATCTGAACTAGCTTGTTGAAGTCTAGGTTGTGGTCTTCCTCGTAGTTGTATTCAAACTCCAAGGTGGACTCCCGATAGACAGACCGCATGATTAGTTGTAGGTACTTGGCTCCTGATCCTCCTATCGAAGGTATCGCAACTCCGTCGTCAATGGAGGTGGCATCCGCTCCATCAAACGCCACCCCCAACATGGAACCGAGACGAGCATAATCCTCGCGGCCCATGACATCCCCCCTCTGTAGACCTAACCCGTGATATCCCGTCGCGTGTAAGGTTCTAAAGTGTGGGAAATCATTCCGAGTTAGATTGAACTTAGTACAGGCTCGATCAATAAACTCGTTGATTGCTTTAGTTGTAAAAGACACAACACCAATACGAGACGGATGTACACCCTCTTGTAGCTTGGCTTGTACTCTTTCGATCAAAGTATAAGTCTTACCGCACCCAGGTGGCCCTAGTATGAGGGTTGCATTAGGTATCACGGCGCTTCTCCAACCACTGTTTGATTTCTTCTTTGTCCCACCGACTCGCTGCACGTTGTGCATCCGCATTGCCCAACTTGTATGGCTTGGGAAAGTCCCCCTCACTTACCCACTTGTATATGGCGGACTCGGAGACACCGAGCCACTCCGCTACGTCTTTAGCTTTCATAAAACTAGAACGGTATGTCATTATCTATCTCCTGTATTGGCAGATCCACTTCCAAATTCTCAAAAGCAGGAACCCACCAAACTCGAATCGTGGTCCTTGATCCGTCTTCTTTATTTATTGCTCTGTGCCCATGGCACTCTTGATCATTATTCATTTGTTTTAAAATCTCCTGCACCTGTGCTCTGGTGAAACCTTTGAAGCGACGGTTGTGCAAAAACTCCATCAGCCCTGCTATCGTGAACGAGGTATATCCCTCGTTGTCCGTCCATGGTTTACCCGCAATCATCTCCTCTGGGTGCATGGCCCTGATCTTACTGGTGCAGTATATGCGTAGCAGTTCCTTGAACTCCCCAGTCAGGGTCAGTTCCTCCGGCACCTCTTGCTTCGTAGACTCTGTCAGCAACTTCCGAAGTAACGCCTGCCATGCCTTTGGTTTCATGATCGGAGGAGCAACCTGTATCTGTTCAATACACGCACGTTGAAAGAGCGTCTGGTTCTGCAACTGCTCAGAGTTGATCTGGATTCTCTCACCTTGTACTGTCAGGAAGTACAGGCGCGGTTCCGATAACTGGATCAAAAGGTTTCCGATATTCACCGCTTGTTCGGTGTCGTCTCCGATTCCGTATCGCCTGGAGATACACAGTTCTTTATCGCAGTAACTCTTGAACGGTTCCTGTTCGCAGGTATAGAAGTATTCTTTCCGCTCCAGACTTTTCTGTAGAGCCAACATTTCCTTGGCATCGAGGGGCGTAGTAAACAGTTGATGGTTCATTGTTTCCATCTGTTGCTTCCAGTCATCCGTATGCTTCAGCCGACTGTATACCCCTGCCATGAACAGTTTCTTGTTGCGGTCTTCCGAGTTAGGTCCGTCACGAAACAAATGCTCCATGCATACTGGCCCATCCGCAAACTGTTTGCGTTGCTTCTTGGTTCGCAGCTTCTCCAGACTTGAGAGTTTAGTTCTTCTCTTGTCTATCTGATCAAGGAACTCGTCCAGTTCCACAGCTTCTACCTTGTCGTTGAAGGAGTACCGTTGCGGTAACTCTGCATCAAAGTACGGTAGGTTTATAAAGTTGCCCACATCACCCCGGTCAGCAAGGATCTTGTCTTGCTTCGGGAAGATCTCACAACCACTATGACCAAGAGATACTGCCATCTCCTGTAAGTATTCTCGAACCACGTTTGCAGGTTCGAATCTTTCCAAGAACAAATAAAGATGTGCTCCACCAGATTTGGAGCGGCAATGTAGCAAAGGTAGCTTCTGCTTGTTTATTCTTTTCTGGAGTTCGTTGTGATCAAGATCATAGATATCTATGTCCAACGCTCCCCACTTGCATTTGTTTTCCTCGTTGATCGGGATAGCCCCGATACCCTGCTTGCCCTCTATGTGTCCCTGCATGATTTTTTCTGTCAACGGCTCACGTACAATACGACTGTCCGCTTCAGCTTTACCGCTGCGACCAATCTTTCCTACTGTAGTCGTGCCGTATGCAACCTTCGATCCCTCAAAGGCCGCAAGCATTCTCTGTGCTAATGACATGCTTGGCTCCTGTTGAAGTTAAAGGTGGGGGAAGACATCGGACGCGGCCCGGACTCGGTCACACAAAACGTCAACCCCCAAGGCTACCTAGAATGGGATTTCGTTATCCTCATCCACATCCGAACTACCCGTGGAGGTATGCTCTGGATCAGCAGCAGCCTTAACTTCACCCGCCATGATCGACTCTCTGAAAGCCTTGGCCTCCATCAATAGATCACGGTTGGATACAAGATCTTCTTTCGCAATAGTGTAGTTGCCCCACGTACCTTGGTCATTGGACTCTTCGGTAGTAGCAAGTCGCCACATCGTAGCGTACACCGCAGGAGTAACCATGTTACCTGTCTTTGGGTGCTTTACTTTCTGCATTGCGATTTGTGTTTTCCAACGACGGCTTACCTTCAACTGGCTAGACTTCATGTCAATCACCGCAGGTTGAAACGAACCATCCTCTTCGACTACCAAGCAGTAGTGTTGGTCTGACTTGACCAGTTCGTTGCCGCTTGGAAGTATCTCCTTCGATCCTTCTCTCTTAGCTTTTGTAAGAATTGGATCGTTTGCAGGGATCTCTCCTTGAAATCCACCGCCTTGTTCGCGTGGAATGAACTCCAAATACTTTGTGGTTTGATAGCAAGGAATCACAACAATGCCCTCTTCACCATCCCAATACTGACTGGTCACCGTATTATATACATCTCCCTGTGATGCGCCCTCAATAAACTCAGGTTTCTTTTTGCTGAGTTGTGGTGACATAGCCTGTAAGATCCGAACAAACGGTATCTGCATCTCCGAACTGTCAAAGGATGCACCATCCCCTGCGGTTTCAAAGATATCGTCTAATACATCGGTGCTTACCTCCACACCTTTTGTTTTCGCTACTGCATTCGCCATTACGCTTTCCTCCGTATTTCTGCTGCGTTGTTGATGTATGCCCCGAACATATCCAGGTCGATTGGTTTCCCGTCCGTTACACGTTCTTTGACAAACGCTTTCAAAGTGGATGGGTGAACGTGCGTCTTGGTCTTTGGATCAAAGCCACGCTCCTGCAAGAGACCAACGACATCCCCTGCTACATTGTCTTCGCCCTTCCCGAAAGAACACGTCACATCATTCTTGATGATGTCATCCAACCCGTTCTCACGTAGCCAAGCAAAGGCTTCTTCCTTGCGCTCTGATGGGATCGATGCATGTACGATCATCTTACGTGTGACAGTCAACCCGTCCACGTCTACTCGATCCATACCCATTTCATCCATAAGTGCCGGAATGTTTTCAGTTGAAAGCTTGTGCTTCTCGAGCTTAACAGCTTTCAAGTATTGTTCTGCGTCAGCTATTTGATCTTCAACTTTACGCAGCTTGCGAACAAGATCACTTAATTGTTTCCCTGTTCCAGTATCGACTTTAGAAAGAGCCTTTCCGTCGTCGAAGTAGTCTTCAAAAATATCATCCATAAGTTTTTCTCCTCTTCAGGACTGGGTTGACAAACCATTTTGCCATCCGTAAGGTGGACTATAGTGGAGGTATGTGATGACTGTCAAGTACAATTTTAAAATAAAACCGTTCGACCATCAGCGCCAAGCGTTGGAGAAAGGTTGGCACCGACAAGAGTTCGGTCTATTCATGGAGATGGGAACTGGTAAGTCCAAAGTTCTGATCGACAACCTGGGTTTGTTGTTCCTCAATGGACAGATAAACTTCGCCTTGGTTCTCGCACCGAAGGGCGTCTATCGCAACTGGGTTACCAAAGAAATCCCAGAGCATATGTCTGATGATGTACCGTACCGTATGATTCGGTGGGTCTCCTCTCCTAATAAAAAACAACAGGAAGAAATGCGCTCTGTCAAGGATCACTTTGCAGGGCTGACAATCTTTGTCATGAACATCGAGGCTTTCTCTACAAAGAAAGGTCAGACAGCAGGGGAGTGGATGGCTCGTGCGCTTGGGGCCAACGGCCTGATAGCAATCGATGAAAGCACCACCATTAAAAACCATAAGGCCAAGCGCAGTAAATCTTTAATGAAGATCGCAGCGGGGTTCAAGTACAGAAGACTCTTGACAGGGTCTCCGATTACAAAAAGTCCTCTGGATATCTATTCGCAGACCGAGTTCCTCAGACCGGGACTCTTGGGCCACGAATCTTTCTATACATTCCAAGGCAGATACGCCGTTGTGCAACGCCGCACCATGGGTGCACATTCGTTTCAGCAGATCGTCGGCTACAAGAACCTC